TGGACGAACGCGCCATGTACCTATCTGGAGTATCCTAATGCGCATTGATAACGAACCACGGACCACGGATCAGGGCATCGAGCCAGCACACGAGATTGCCGTTTTGTGCGCTGCTTGCGGATATGACCTAGATGAGGCGGAGTTGGCGGCCGACACCTGTGCCGATTGCGGGAATGACCTGAGTCTTGCCCAGCATGTGTCCATCAAGGTCACCACCATCCCTGCTGCTTCTGGATCGACGCTCAAATGAAGCGCAAGGCAAAGGCCAAGAGCAAGGTCAACGCGGCCGGCAACTACACGAAGCCGGAGATGCGTAAAGAGCTCTTCAATCGTATTAAGAATAGTGCGGTTCAGGGTACGAAAGCCGGTCAGTGGAGCGCGCGTAAGGCGCAGCTTCTGGCCAAGCGATACAAGGAAAAGGGCGGCGGTTACCGTGACTAGTAGGGGGTGGGCAGATGGAAACGGGGGTTGTTGATTTACTGATCAGGGGGTGGCCGATCATGCTGGCTATCATCACCCTTATCATTGTCCTGGCAAAGTTAGACTTGCGGGTCGCTGTGCTGGAAGAAAAGGTTAAATCTTTGTTTGATCTGTTCAATCGGAAAATAGACAAGGACGCAAAATGAGCGAAGAAAAACCCAGTTTCAGTATGGAAAAGGTCGTGGACATGCTGTTCCCGGTCTTGCTTGCCGCTGTGGCTTGGCTGCTGGGCGAGATTACCTCGTTCCAGAACCGCTTGATTGCTATTGAGTCGAAGATTCCGATCTTGATTACCGAGGACGGCGTGCCGACCGACAGCCCATTGAGCGCCTCCAAGCGGCAAGAACTTAAAGACGAAATCATGGAAGACATTCATGACTTACAGGTGCGGGTCAAGTTGATGGAGGAGCGTGGAAAATGAAATCCCCGCAACAGTCTTTGAAGAGTTGGACAGACCAGAAGTGGAGGACGAAAAGTGGTAAACCATCTAGTAAAACTGGTGAAAGATACCTTCCAGAAGCTGCGATCAAAGCTCTCAGCCCTGCTGAGTACGCTCGTACAACGGCTGCGAAGCGCCGTGGCAAAGCTAAAGGGAAGCAATTCGTAAAGCAGCCGAAGTCGATCGCTCGTAAGACGGCTTCGTACAGGTGAGATCATGGCGAGTGTGAAGAAGGACGCGATTGGACAGGAGATCCGTAAGTCGTACGCCAAGGGACAGAAGGGCTGCCCGGAGGCGACGACGGATATCCACATCAACCTGAAGAACCGTAACAACGCCATCAAGGAGTACGGCTACGGCCCGTTGAACCCGGAGTCCGAGTCACGGGCATTCTGGGACGAGAAGGCCGAGCTCTGGCAGACCACGGTCCGTGAGGCCAAGAAGGCTCGTTGCGGTAACTGCGCGGCCTTCATCCAGACTCCGCAAATGCTCGCCTGTATCGAGAAGGGGATTCACGACTACGACGAGACGATGGATCACGAAAACTACGCTCCCGATGTCGTGGAGGCAGCGAACCTCGGTTACTGCGAACTGTTCCATTTCAAGTGTGCCGGCGATCGCACCTGTGACGCCTGGCTCGTTGGCGGACCCATCAAGTAGTATGCACAGATGCCTTACTTCAGACTGTTCTTAAAACCCGGTGTCGACAAACAGAACACCGAGTACGGCGCAGAGGGCGGATGGATCGACAGCGATTACGTCCGCTTTCGCTATGGCCTGCCCGAAAAGGTAGGCGGATGGACTCCTTTTAACCAGGAGACAACCTATCTCGTCGGCATGCCGAGCGAGGTATTCACCTGGAACGACCTCGAGGGCGCTCCGTTTCTTGTTGTAGGAACGTCGAAGAAGGTATACGCCGTTTACGGTGGTAGCTGGGGCGACATCACCCCGATTCGCGCCACACAGGTGGGCGTGACTTTCGATACGACCAACACCTCAACAACGGTGACCGTTAACGACACGGCTCACGGCTGTATCGAGGGGGATTTTGTCACCTTCACCAATGTCACGGGCAACCCCGGTGGCATTACAAATGCCAGTCTGACGGGCGAGTTTGAAGTCATTCAGGTGCTTAATGCCAATGAGTACACCATCCAATCGCCGACCGCGGCGACCAGCACGGTCACGGCGGCAGGGTCGGCCGACGCGGCCTACCAGATAAGCATCGGGTCCGACGTCAGTTACTTTGACTTCGGCTGGGGCGTCGGAGCCTGGGGCCGTGGTACGTGGGGCACGCCCCGTACTTCAGGCAGCGGCCTGGCTCTATTCTCGCGCGTCTGGCAGTTCGACACCTTTGGCGAGAAGTTGATCCTGCAATTGGTCGATGGCGGGATCTACGAGTGGACGCCTTCCGCAGCAAATCTCACGGTTCGCGCAACAGCCATTAGCGGTGCGCCGACCAAGAGCAAGTACGCACTGGTATCTACCCCTGATAGACACCTTATCTGCTTTGGAACGGAAAGCACGATTGGAAGCACTGCTTCGCAGGATCCGATGTTCGTGCGCTTTTCTAACCAAGAAGACATCAATACCTTTGTTGCCACTGCCACTAACACGGCCGGCGGACAACGGCTCACGGACGGTAACGAGATCGTCTCGGCGCTACGTTCACGCGGTCAGATCCTGATCTGGACGGACACGTCGCTGCACGGCATGCAGTATCTCGGGCCGCCGTATACGTTTGGCTTCCAGCAGTTGGGTGCCAACTGCGGACTGATCGGGCCTCACGCGTCAGCGGACGTGAACGGCGTGTCGTATTGGATGTCTAAGGACGCCTTCTTCGTGTTCGACGGTACGGTGAAGAAGCTCCCTTGCTCAGTGCAGGATTATGTCTTTGAAGACATCAACATCGTGCAGGCCTCGAAGGTGCACGTGGGCATCAATACCCAGTTCAACGAAGTGACCTGGTGGTACTGCACTGCCAACTCGAACTTTATCAATCGTTATGTCACGTACAACTACCTCGAGAACGTGTGGTCGATCGGCACGATGCCGCGCACTGCATGGCAGGATTTGGGCGTCTATGCCAGGCCGATCGCATCTGATTACGACCCGACGAGCACCGCTGCGACATTGACGACGATCAACGGGCTCACCGCCGGTCGCGCCGTCCTGTACAACCAGGAAGATGGCGTTAACGGCAACGGCTCGGCGATCAATGCGTACGTGAAGTCGGGGTACTTTGACATCGGCGATGGCGATCAGATGCTGTACATGCGCCGGTTTATCCCCGACTTTAAGAATCAGGTAGGTAACCTCACCGTGAGGTTGTTGTTGCGCCCCTACCCGCAATCTTCTGCTGTCCCGAGCTCTTTGGATCCTTATGTGATCACTCCTACGACGGATAAAGTCGACACTCGGGCACGTGGACGGCAGATTAGTTTGCAGATTGAGAGCACGGATCTCAGCACCAACTGGCGCTTTGGCACGATGCGCGTTGACATTCAGCCGGATGGCTTGAGATGAGTAAGATCAACAACGTACGTCTGCCGAACGCGGCTCCGTCGCAGTACAGCGCGGAGTCGTTCGACCAGCTCGTGCGTTCGTTGGAACAAATCATCTTTCAGCTCAATAACACCTACACGCCAACCGTTAGCGATGACAAAGCGGGCGCAGGTTCGTGGTTCGCGGCCGGTTCTGGTGCGGGCGGTGGCTTTGCAGGCGGGGTTCGTGGCTTCCAGTTAAGCAACGGCATCATCCTGCCCCATGCGATGTTGATGTCGGATCAGGATCAAGACTTAACCAGCATCACCACGGAAGAGCTCATCACCTACAACTCAACCCCGGTCGCCAACGGGATTCGTGTTGTGGACAACAGCAAGATCTACGTCCCTTGTGCGGGGAACTATCTTGTTACGATCCGGATCCAGGTTTCTAACCGCGGTGTCGCTACGGAAGAGGTTGAGGTCTGGGCAAAAGACACAGGCGTTAATTACGCAGCGAGTCGGAGTCGTTTTGATATTGCAGCACGTAAAAGCGTTTCGGTGTTTTCGCACGTCGTGCCGACGATCACGGGCATTTTTTCCGTGCAAGACCCTTCCACAAATTACTTGGAGTTTGCCTGGTGGGCGAGCAGTACGGACGTCTTCCTAGAGCACTACGGGACGGACACCAGCCCAACGCGTCCCGCGATCTCGTCCGTCATCCTGACCATCAACTTCATCTCGGCGATATGACATGGCAAACAAGTATCTGCGTCTATACCTAACCCCAAGCGCCGCAACGGAGACGACCATTTACACGGCTCCTGCGGCAAATAACGCCGTACTGTCGTCGCTTCGGGTGACTAACGACAACGCCAGCGTCGCCAACATCAGCGCGGCGGTTTACCCTGCCGGAGGAGCGACGCCGTACAAACTATTGAAAACGTACGCCCTGCCAACCAGCCAGACGATGGACGTTTTCTCAGGCGTCCCATGTGTGCTGATCGCGGGGGACGTGCTCAAGGTGACCGCTAGTGTGGCGGACGTCGATTTCTACCTGTCTTACCTCGAGATCGATCGGACTTGACGAGTGGACAAGACTTGACAACTTGCCCCATAATCCCAGCCATCTTCGCGTCCTTTCCCGGCGCGCGACCCCTTGTTGGGTCTTTGGCACAACCTGGAAAGGACACCTATGGAAGATGAAGGCATCATGGCCTTGCCCCAGGGGCAAGCACCCATGCAAAATCAGGCTCCCCCCAAGAAGCCCGTGTATGTCTCCAGCGCGGACGCATATGACGCCGCTCTCCAGGGATTGGGGATGTCAACTAACGACCCCTCACAGGCCGAAGCGGTTAAGCAGGCCGTCAGGGAGTCGATTGACGAGCTTGCCTTAAGCCCCAAAGAGGTCACGGCGTTACTCGATGTCCTCGAGTACATGTCGCAGCATCCAGAGGAATATCCCCAGCTTCGTCAGCAGTTGCTCGAAGCGGATATGATGGATGAGGACGACCTTCCAGAAGAGTATGACGCGGCCTTTCTAGGCATGGCTATCATGGTGCTCAACGAGTACCAGGCAAGCCGTGCCGAGGGCGCGCAAGCGGCAATGGACATGGGTCCAACCGTCGAGGGCCTCGGCCCAATGCCCATGGCCGAGGGCGGTTTGGCGGACATGGCCAAGTATCTGGCCTCTTACGGTCAACGTGGCGACACGATGCTCGCTCACATTACCCCGGAAGAAGCCCGACTGCTCAAGGCCCGCGGCGGTGCGGGTACGATCAATCCGGTCACCGGATTGCCAGAATTCTTCCTAAAGAAGCTTTTTAAGGGCGTCAAAAAGGCCGTTAAAAAGATCCTTAAAAACCCGATTTTCCGAGTCATAGCGACCGTGGCTCTTGCTACTGTTCTCGGCCCAGCGGCCATCAGCGCCGTAGGCGCGATGACTGGAGCGACTGCGGTTGCTGCCGGTACGGCAGGAGCAGCGGCAGGCTTGGGGGGCACCGCATTTGCCCTCTCAACGAGTGCTGCCGCAGCGGCTTCTGCCCTAACCGCAGTAGGCACCTCGGCGGCAGTTAGCGCCATGGCGGGAGAAAAGCTCAACGCCAAGAACCTGTTGGTTAATGCGGCGGCTAGTTACTTTGGGGCCGGCGGCACTGTTGGTAAGTTTGCTCCTCTTAAGATGGCGACCGACCTGGCGGGCCGTATCCCAGGCGTCACGGCAGGCAGTAATGTTGCACAAAGCATCGGTAGCGCCCTAACTAGCGGCGTGGTGGCTCGTGCGGCGGGGCTGAGTTCCGATCAAGCGTTGGCCATGGGGCTTCAGTCCGGCGCTGGAACGTACTTCAGTAACCTCACAAAGCCGTTGGCGGAGTACAGCGATCAGGAACTGAAGGACATGGGGTACTCCGAAGGTGCGATCGGACGTGTCCGCGCGGAGAACGCGCCGCAGGCCGCAGCCCCTGCCGGGGCTCCTTCTGCCCCCGCTGGTACTTCTTCAACCACCCAAACGGCAGGAGAGCAGGTAGCCGGTGGTGCTCCGGGAGAGGTTCCAACGGCCTCCGGTATGCGCGGTG